ATTAATGAAAGCTTTTTTTCAGCGATATTAAATAAACTTATGGCGCTCTCGAAATTTCTATTATATGACTCGTACAGCGCTTCAAATAAATAAAAATAATATTCAATCATATGGTCTGTTTTTTGGATTTTATCAGCGTGGTTTTCATTAAAATATGAATGGGAAGGCAGCTCTTTACCTCTCACCTGATACAAAAGCATTCTATGACGCTCTTCCAACAAAGAATAGTACATTAAAACCTCTTGATCTTCTTCCATTTCATCTAAAAGCGGTTTGATCTCTTCAAAATATTTCTCAGCAGACTCAGCGTCTTGTTGTTTTATCGCGATATACCAATCATTTAATATATTTGCAACTCTTTCAGAAGCCAGTTTACTCATACGATAAACCCCTCTTTCTACAAATATTCTAAATTTTCTCAAACAATATTCTAGCATACGTTTAGCATAATATGTAATATATAGGAATAATTTTCGACATGCCGCAATTCTTATTTCGTTTTTACGCAATCAGAGGAAAGGGCAATTCAACCTATTTTTTGAAGTTCGAATCGAAGAATAATAGTAAAAATAAACCAACCCAAAAGAACTATTTTGTATTTGGAAGTTTTGTTATGTATTTACTCCGGCTTTCATCGTGGTAAAATTTTGAATAACATTTTATCACGAAAGGATATGATCATGAAAATCTTTGAAGCAACCACCCTGCTTTCTGCCGCCAAACAACGCGCAAACGAATACAAAGAATTGCGCAGCCAAATGACGAACCTGAAAAATGCGTTCCAAGGCATGGCTGATCTCGGCGACGGCGATTTTTCGGGCAAAGGCGCCGACAACATCAAAGCTTTATTTCAAGATCACGCTGGCGTCACAGATGAATGGCTGGAATTGATTGATATGAAAATTGCGTTTCTCACAAGCATAGAAGCTATGATTGAAGATGCCGGCCTTTCAGACTCTTATGTGGAAGAATCTTTCCTTGAACATGAATTGACAAACGCACTTGATAAATCAAAAGCGATTATGCAAGAGCAGCGCAATGAAATGAAAGGTATCCTTGATGAAATCGCAGATATACTGCCGCTCGATCTCTTTTCAACCGATAACGCAGATCAAAAATTAGATGATTCGGATACAACAAGAAGAGAAGCAATACAAAAAATTGGTGAACTGGATAACAACCTTTCAAATGAGTATGCGCTGACAGAAGCTAATGAGGCGTTTATTATGGCAGATTTTCAGGCATTACAGGATGCGACAGGTAAAGGCAAAAACGCCACCCCGCTCAACTATAATGCCAAGGCGTATCGGGAAAGTGAAATCCACCAGATGCAAGCAGGATTACATAAGCAGTCATCCGAATATCTTTCGTTCAAAAAGCAACAGGCTGATGAAAGAAGAATTGTGAAGGAACAGGAAGAGCTTGCCAACAGGCCGTGGTACGAAAAAACATGGGATGTTGTTTGTGATTTTACAGGTGAGGTTACCGGATATTATGATTATAAAAGGGCGGCTGATGGAGTTGACCCTGTTACAGGTGAAAAACTTACTGCCGGGCAACGGGTCGCAGCCGGGGGAATGGCTGCCGCAGGGTATATTCCGATTGTAGGGTGGGCCGGCCGTATCTTTAAAGGCGGAAAAGCAATCTATTCAACCGGAAAAGCAATTTACAAAGCAGATAAAGCGCTCGAAATATATAAAACTCCCAAAACCTTTCATGCATTGGAAATTTCTCAAAAAGGGCTTTATGGCTTAGTCTCAGCAAATGGTTTAAGTGAAGGGATAACAGGCCGTGATATGTTTGGGAATAAGATTTCCAAAGAACAGCAGCATAATAGTATTAATGCAGCACTTGCTGTTTTTATGCCTTTCGGTGCAAAGGGTTTTTCCGGTAAAACAGGCCTCAAAACTTCAACTTCAGTTGAAAACACAACTATTATTGTTAGCAGAAAAGGCGCTTTGAAAGAAGCTAAAAGAGACGCCGGTATACCGCGTGCTCAACATCCAGAGTCAATTAATCGAGTAGAAATGCGCACTGCTCCCCACGAAGGTAGTCGTGTAATTAAAGATAAAAATGGTAAGATCATATGGACGAGGGAGTACACTTTCACTAATAATAAAGGGGAAAAGATTATCATACAAGATCATAGTGCTGGGCATGAAAAAGGTGGTCAGGGTCCACACTTTAATGTTCGACCGATTGATAACACTCGAACGGGAAAGGTTCCTGGCACAAAAGAACATTATCCTTTTAACAAATAATTTGAGGTGATTTTATGTGGTACACAAAGATTGAAGAGAGTCGATTTTTAAATAGTTTATATAATGAGGTGCCAAATTTAGAAAATGTACGCATCGAAGGAATTTACATAAAGGAGGAAGGCAGAAAAGTAACATTACATTTTGACATGCCATTTTATGCAGAAAACCCTCCTAAGAAATGGGCTAATTTAGGATATAACTCAATTGCTCTTCAAGTCGACTTTTTTGATATTCATTCTTTAGAAATGAAAACAACATCAGATACATACAGAGGAAACATTGAGATAAATAATGATGAAGAGGGATTATTAGAGGTTAATGTGACTGGTGAGATTACGGCAAAAATTAAAGCTGATGCAGGATTTATTCAAACAATAAATGGTTATATTAACGAAGCTATATAATTACAACGCCCCCTCTCAATGTGAGACGGGGCATTTTATTATTACAAAAGAGTTATCGGTTTTGCCTTTGTTTTTGGTCTAGAAATGCCATCTGCTGTCACTGCGTACATAGATTAGAGTTGTTTGAATGCATTTACTGATGAAAGTAATTTAGATAGATACAGAAAAACCCTTCTCATTTTGAAAAGGGCTCATTCATCATACGGACGATACTTTTTCCGCTCCGCCTCTAATTCTTTTTTTAAAGCTTGTACATGTCCCAGCAAGAACAAAGCCACCGTTCCCACCTTCTTTATCGCCTTGAGCCGGCCGCCGCTGACAAGCTGACTTACGCGCTGCCGGCTAACAGAAAGCAGCTCGGCAACTTCAGCAGCCGTCAAAACTTCTTCCTGGATAAACCTAATTTTTTCACTTTCTTTCATGTCGGCTTTCTCTCCACATCATAAAAAATCCTTTTAACAAAATTACCATTACAGCCAAGTATAAAACAAACGTTGTGATTTTCCCAAGGGTACCGACTTTTTCGTAATCAATAGCCACAATACCAGCAATGATGATAATAAGAGTGGTCATATCAAACGAGCTGTACTGCTTAAAATATTTTTTCATATCGTCGTGGACGTGATATAATAATCGAGCAAGGGGATTTTATCCCCTTGTCTCACTATGTTGTTAGCGCTTCTTGCTTACCCGGCGGGAGCGCTTTTTCATGTTCTTTTCTCGCTTTTCGCTTTCCTTCTGCCATATATCATATATGTTTTTGATAATGGTCACGATACCAGCGATAATAAGAACGATGTTTCTGATCTCGTCCACCCCAGCACCTCCTTTCTATACTTTAATTATACAATACCTGTTTACAACCGTCAACAGGAAATAAAAAACCCCTTTATTATCAGTTTTTCCCTTGTAAAAAACAAATTTTAGTAGTTAAATAGGAAATAAACATAGGGAGGAAGTGACAGATTTGGACGAATATCAAAAAAAAAGACAGGAAAATGTATCGGCACAATTGGAATTATGGAGGAATTTAGCCCAGGATATATTTGCTGAGAATACGCAAAAAGTTCAAGTTGTTACAGATACAAACGAGATAATTAAAATTTTAGGAAAGATCGCGAAGAGTAAAGCCTTAAACCATACTTTTATTCCATCTGGTGGAGGGAATGACTTAATAGGAGCTGCCCCCTCTTCAGAACAGCAGTGCATAGAACTTATTTTTAGTTCGAGGTCGGCAGATATTATAAAACCTGTTTCCTTAACCTTTAATCCAATTGGTGAAAATCCTGAATGGTGGTACTATCGCATTAACACGAAAGCTTTTGAACCTAGTGGGGTCTACGAACAAATAGAGAAGAATCAGGATGATAGTTCTTCCGAGGCTTTTAAATTTACTCAAGATAAAGAAATAGAAAGGTTAGGCAATTATGGAGGGGAAGAAGTCGTTGAAATCAGTCCCAATAATTATATTGAACGTTTCCACTGGGATAATGGATTTTATGGGCATGACGAAAACGGTTATGAAAAACGCCTTCCTGACAACGCTAGAATAATTACTCGTATGTACAAGGGCGGAGATTTTGTCATATTCTCAAAATTCTCGGCATATAATAAAGTTTCCGGCACTTATGATGGACGCCATAATAAATACAATGATGAAGATTTTCGGATCGGAATAAAACAAGTTGTAGACAAGTTACAAAAATAAAAGCCCCATTAAGGGGCTTTTTATTTTAAAAGGGATTCCATTTTCGCTTTGGTATCAGGCCCATAAATGCCGTCTTGAGGAAGCCCGTACATTGACTGGAACCGTTTGACTGCATTTGCTGTTTTCGCGCCATATGCACCGTCGATTCCGAAATTCTTTGCGTTCTTATCCGGGTAGTAATGAAGAGCCGCCAGCGCCGTTTGAATCTGTTTTACGGCCTCCCCTCGGGTCAATGGGCTTGTGACTTTGTAAATACCCGAAGGCAGACTGAATTTGGATTTCTCGGTTGTTTTAGGCTTTGACGTCGCCGTTTTCTTCTTGCCGCCGCTTTTCAGCTCATTATCACTCTTAATATAGGAGACATTCACATATCCGTGGAATGTCCGGCCTTTAGAATTTGTGTACTCAACATACCCCCATCCGTTGACAGTTGATCCAAGCTGATATTTTACAGCTGTGCCATTCGGAAGGTTAAGCACCATAGAAGAAGAGGCGCTCCGTTGCGTACGCAAAACAAGGCCATCGCTTGAAACCACCGTGTTTTTGATAAATCTTCCTGTGTCTGTATGGGTAACATCTGGATTTGATACAGGCACCGTTACAACCGCACCACCCATTCGCTTTTTAACACGGGTTTTAAAATCGGCAAACCCCTGCGAGTTGCTTACCCATGGCGCCGGGCAGATTTTATGTGTAATGTCGTAATGTCGCACAATGTCATTGATTGGATCAAGTTTATACATTTTGCACAGCTCGGCACAAACTTGTTCTGCGCGGGCAATGGTATCAGGATGGAAAGTTCCGTCCTTTTCGATGCAAAGCTCCACGCCTACAGACAAGAAATTCGCATTCGGCTTCAGCGCCGCGACACCCCGGTATGGCTGCCCGTTGACGAATTGCTGAACGTCATTCGCATGATAGGCCACCTCATTCAACGGAATGATGCAAATAGCCTCTGTACGATCGACAAAGATATGTGCAGATGCAAAGGTCTGTTTTTTCTCAGATAGATTTCTGTTCTGTGCGGGGAGCGTTTGACCAAAATATCTATAATGATTGGCAGCAGACGCGCCGGGGTTTGCCGTATAATGTACGGCCAGTTTCTTCACGCCGTTGTTTTTAATTCCCGGCCGCGTCCATTTATTAATATCAATATATTGGTTTTTAAATGCTGACATAAAAAATCTCTCCTATTCTGTTTTTGAAATATAAAAAGGCCGCCGAACGGCAGCCCTTACTTGGTTAAATCATACTGTTTTAAAACGGCTTTTTGCTTATGGCCTTTTTCAGTCACATAGTTGTTTTTGAACCACGCTACCAGCGACATGATGATCGTAAACCCGATGGAGCCGCCTAAATAAACCGCGTCCGCAAGGTCATTCACTTGGTCATCTGCAATCGGCAGTACATCCTTACCAAACATCACTAAAACTTGGTTTACCAGAGCAATAAAAAGAAGCACAGTCCGGACGACTGTACCTTTGTCGAATTTTTTCATATGTTATTTCCCTCCTTATTTTTGCAGCAGGTTATACATGATCGCGATAGCCCCGCCGATAAAACCGGTGCTGACTGCCGTTATTATGGCTCCTGTGATGGTCCGTTTAATCCAAGTCGTATTTTCATCAATTTTGTTCAGCTTTTCGTTTAATGAAATGATTTGCTGATCATGCCTGTCTGAAGAACGCTCAAGGACACTTACTCGCTGTTCAAGAGTCTTTTGCCCAGCTTTAACCTCCGTCATTTCTTTTTGTAAAGCATTCACTTCCGGTACCTCCGTCATTTGTGACATTAGTACGCCCCCCCTTTTATCTATCTCATACGCTTCACCTCCTTCGAGGCAAAATAAAAAAGCCTTATTTATTGGCTTCTGTTTGTTCCTCGTATGGTTGCCCTGTTACTTCCTGAAACTGATCCGGTGTAACATACGCCGCATCCACACCCTCTTTCATATCGTCGATGGTACAATCGTTAAAACCCATTGCCTGCTTTACCATTGCGGTTGTCGCCCACTTGTAGAACAAGGCATAAACCCAGAAATTAAGATTCACTGGTCACCCCTCCTTCCAATTCCAATACTTTAAGCTTTAAGGCAGCAAGCTGTTTACCCATTGAAACATTTACTGCTTCCGCCTGCTTTCGTGCTATGATTTCATTTGTAAGCTGCATCCCAAGAGCTTGCTGGCCTTCTTCAGCTTGCTTTCTTGCAAGCTCTTCGACCGAAAGTTGTTGCCCGATCTTGTAAAGCTGATCTTTAACTGGATCGGGATCGGTAACTATCTCTTTTTTCAAGCTGTCTTTATATTCTTGATCAGCCGTTTCGATCCAAGTATTCTTTTCTTTATCAAATTTAGGCCGCCACATTCCCGCACCATCAGCCGATAATGGTGGGATGTCCGTAGCGTTATCAGGCATCTTATACTCTCCGGTTTCCGGATCGAGTGATAATTCAGCCGGCTTTCCAATATAAATATTGTCGCTTCCGTAAGGGAATATCAGTTTCATGAAATCACCTTCCTTTCTTTAAGTTAGTGGAATATTTATGTCGATATAGTAACCGTTGGCCTTTGATTCGGTTGTTGCCATAATACCAGTAATTTTCATGTCGCCTGAAGCGTATACAATTATCTTGCTGTACCCAGTTGTTCCGCTGGTTGCAACCAATTTCACCACACCTTTACTTGGAGCGCAGGAAGTGGGTATGCTGCCGAAGACAATTTCCCTGTCAGTAAGAACATGACCATTTAAGTGAAGCGTATTCCCTACTTTTCGATATTGAACAGGTCGATCCCCTGTTTTGGCACCGTTTTTGTACGTCACATCTAACCAAGGAATATCAATGTCAGTAATAAGCTCCCGCCAACCCGTAAACTCACCTTCCTTGTGAATTGTTGAAATCCATGTACGGTTATCATAAGAGCGTGTGGCTACTATTTTTTTTAATCCTTGTGGCGGAGCCAAGTCAGCAGGCACATCCGATATATCATAATAATACCAAGCTGCATCATCATCACCAGGATGGTTTACAACGCCGGCACCAAAATAAAAGCCTGTCGGATAATCAAAAAGATTCTGCCCTTTCATTATTTTTATTCGTTGCCCGTCTTGTGTTGTCAGGGGATAGAGTTGCCCGCCATTCCATTTGTCCCTTTCCACTTGAGAAATATGGCGAATGCCGTTGTTATCGTGTTGGCGAAACGCATAATAGTCGGCCTGTTTCACATTATCAACGTTGCTAAGCCCGATCTGCTCCTTTGTAACCTCATGTGGATTATCTCTCCGGGCAGCCAGTTCATCAGTATATGCTTTAGCGTTTTCTTCAGCAGCATCAGCTTTGTTTTGGGCTCCTGTTGTCGTTTCCTTCGCGTTCCAGTTAGTACGCTCTGTGGCTGTAATATGCCGGTCATTATCCTTTGTATGGGCGTCAAAATCGGCTTTGGAAGCCTGCAGTACATTGTCAACGTTACCGAGTCCTACTTGTGCTTTGGTTGTCTTGTGTGGGTTGTCAATTCGTTTTTCGTGCTTGTCAGTATAAGCTTTGGCATCAGATACAGCAGAAGAAACATCTTCCTTCGTTGCTCCGATCGTTTGCAACTCTTTCAGAGCCTGATACGCTGTATATTGATACCAGTTAAACCAGTCTGCCGGCGGGTGGTCCATCGGCTTATACCCTTGATCAATGGACGTTTGCGGCGGCCGCTGACCGGGGTTCCCCCATTCTGGTAATTCTTTTGTAAAAGGCATATGCTTCACACTCCTTAAATTGGTAACGGGTAATCATCTTCTGGCCGGAAGATGCCCCCCAGGGTCCCGCCGTCTTTTCCATCAGAAGAAAACCCATATTCGCTTGTTTCTTTGGTGCTGGCTGATGATGAAAAACAGAAAGTGCCGTTTAAATCCACATAAGCAACTCGAACCCCCGCAGCCACCGTTTTTTGAACGATGTTAGAAAATTGCGTTTCGCTCATTCCTACCTTACTTAATGCCTCGATCGGCGCCTTTTTCACAATGATTGCAGCTGGTTCATCTTGATTGTTCTCCTTGCTGCTCACAATATTTATTTCACTCGGCTTGCAGTTCAATGTTTTCGCCAGCGCTTCAATAATCCGGTTCGTTGTCCCGTCTGAGGCATTCCGGGCTACCTTTCCACGAATGAGCACGCGGTATATTTCATCAGTGGCCCGGCCCCGATTCTGAGCAACGTTATCCCCAAGAAGGTCCAGCGATTTCCCGCGCGCCGCGTCAATATCCCGCCATTGTTCCGCCGTTGTCAGTGAATTTTTTAATGCTGTCAATTGTTCATCAACAATTAAAAAAAGCTTCCCGATATTGCTCTTTTCGTCTTTCAAGAACGCATCAGTCAGCTTTCCTATTAAATCTTTGATCATATCAGATTCACCACTATTTCAGAGAAGTGAACTTGCGCAACTTCTCTCGGTTCAATTGTAATATTTGACTGACCGAGAGCCGCCGCATCCTTCCCGATTTGTATAGTCACATCTGAAACCCCATTCACCTGATATACAGCGTTAAAAAGTTGCGACAGAATAACGTCGTCTCCCATCTGCGAGCCGGTAAAAGATGAACCATTTTCATCAATCCCACCAATCTTATAAACGAGATTGTTTTTGATTTGACTCACGCCATCAGCAGGGAAGGAAGCGTTTGTTTTTAAATCAAGCTGCACATAAATTTTTACTTCTTTTGCAAAATCAAATTTGACATCATGATCCAGGCCGCTTGCATCTGTAATGACAACCGATTGTTCTCCAACTGTTTCAATACCGGCCGCTACGCTGTCAAACAGAGCTTGAGCCACGTCTACTTTAGTTCCCCCGAGAACATAAGCGTGAATGCTTTTCGGTGGATTTCCGTCTGCATCCGTTTGCATGGTATTGTTCGCGACTATATTCGCTGAACGAACGCCCGAAACGGCAAGCAATGCCGAAATGATGCCGCTATTCGTAGAAGCAGAACTGCCCTCAACTGATTTTTTAATTCGCGCCCGAAATTCCGGATCAGATTCCTCGTCAGTGCCGCCGGAAGCAGCTTCCGGATTATTCACTGAATAAACGCCTTCTAACGTCTCAGCCTGTTCAGTAATGGTATTGGCCGCGACATTGTTAATAATCCCTTTAGACACCGACACAGCCGCCCCTATGCCCGTTCCATCATCCCCGATTACAACGTCCTCGATTAGTTCAAAATAAATACCGGATTCCGTTGTATATTGGGTTTGTTCTTCTATGACGAATCCGGGTTCCCCGGTAAAAAACAGAGTGGTGACCGCCTCGGCTGCCGGCTCCCGGTTTATACCGAAATTACTTCCCAACCTGTCCAACTGAACACCCTCCGACTTACTAACAAAGCCGCTATTATAAACCCGCTCTGCAATGTCCCAAATTCCCGCTAAAAACCAAGCGAAAATACGCAGGATAATGCCCAATGGCGTTTTGCTTGATGTGTTTATATCTTCACCAAACAGCTCCTTCGCTTTGTCCTCCATGCTGTCAAGAAGCTCCGAATAGGTCTGCCGTTGAAATCCTGTTTCATCAAGCAAGATCAACACCCCCCAGTTCGATTGTTTGGTCATCCTCTTTCTTCATTTTCAAGTGGACAGATAGGTTTCGTGTCTCTTTATCATAAGAAAACTTAACCGATTCAACGCTTGCAATGCGCTCGTCTTGTGTCACAGCATTAATGATGTCATATTGCGCCTCTTCTTGGTCAAAGCCTTTCCCGACAATGTTACTTCGATCCAATCCGAAATGTTCATCCAGAGTAAATTCCCCTAACCTTGTTTTCAAGGTTAATTCGACTGATTGAGCGATTTCCTCGTCCCCTTCGACCATCTGAAGAGTGCCGTTTTCAAAACACAGATCACCGTCAACAAGCTTGAGCGTTTTCATCCTTCCCACACTCCTACAACCACCGGATCATTGATACTGTGCGTTCGTCGAGAATCAGGATCAAACGTTTTATTTCCATCCAGATTATCCAGGGATCTTTCAGCGAATGAAACAAAGACAGAAGAACCGACTTTTATATCAGGCTCAACATGCTTTAAAACTGGAGCATGTTCAATCAACGGGTATTCATGAAGGTATTCACCATCATTCATAAGGAACAACAATTGCAGATCAGCAGTATGCTTTTCCGCATTGTATTTCACAACGCGAGCCGGGGCCAGTGTATGGATAGATAGTTTGATTCTTTTCTCAAAAGTATCGAAAAACCTCGTCGCTTTACTCATTACATCACCTTGCATTCTGTGAAAAAGTCTCTTCCATCAAACGAATGGGTGCCTTCTTTCACTCGATATTTTCCTTTTGCTGTTTTGCTGTTGATTTCAATAATTGAAGCAACAGCGATACGGTGCTGAAGAAGACATTTCGTCTTATAACCTTTGAAATTATCTTCTTCGACTTGCTCAGGTATCTCAATTAGCCCGGTGGCCTCTTCTAATTTGAAACGCTCATCATCACCCTGATTAAGTGGGCGAATAACCGGTTTCCCTCGTCGATAGTACATAACGGCTCCGGCATCATGTATGACTTCCTCTAAATTATTTTCTATTAAGCCGGTCACCCGGTAACCTTTTTTGTACACCTTATTTTTGGGCAGGATAATATTTTTCACTTTAATCCCGAGAACGCGCAGCAGCTTATCTACAATTTGCCTCGAAGTGGTTCCGGCTTTAAAAGTAATCTTCATGTATCGTTTGCGATACCTAACCTCTTCCCGCGTCCCGTAATTCCTGACAGTCTTGTACGTCCGGCCGTTTTTGTCTTTCCTGACAGTAACAACCGGCTTTGCAAGCTTATATCTTTTTTTGACGTAATATTTCTCAGCTGGATCAGCATTGGCAGTTGTCACTTTCATATGGGTATAATCGTCGCCGTCTTTTGAATAAATTGACGTTACCTTATCCAAACCGTTCCAGTTATTCAGAACCTTTGTCACTTTGCCGATCGTCAAAACGCCGTAGTCGTCCCGATACCCGGCCTGAACCGTTATCGTGCTGCCTTTTTTGATTTTGTTGATCGAATCTTTGCTGAGATTGTAAATGTCGACTTTTGTTTCATTTGGTTTGAAATCATCGTCAAAAGGCACCTCAAAATGAATTTCTAAGTCCTTGTAATCGAACGTGATCTGAGAATTGCCGTTATCAATGGTTACTTTGACGACCCGGCCAAACAGTTTTTTATTCGTCGTCGCCAATGTCATCCCCCTCCGATCCGTCAGCTACATCATCAATATAAAGAAACACGGTTTCCATAAAGTTCTCATATGTAACCCGTGTTTCTGAATTTGATTCGTCTAAAGGGATAAGGGCGGGGGCCGGCAGGTTTTCATTTACAATGTCAGTCCACAAAGGAACTTTAAGTATAAGCTTCTCGCCCAGCACGATAGGCGTCATATCCTGCTCGTATAAATCCAGCGAAAAACTATCATCGGATTGATTGTAATTTATACGCAGAATAAACGTGTCATCCGCTAAATCAAATTCGAACTGCTGCGGAATATCCTCTTTATCGAAAGGGATATAATCCCTTGAAGCCATGCCCGTACCCTCCCTATTTAATCCGCATTTTAACCCCTATAGGTATTCTTCTGTCAGGCCACGGATTGAGCCGCCGTAAAGCGCTGACAGTGGTTCCGTATTTACGGGCGCAGCCCCAATACGTATCACCCTTTTTCACCTTGTGATAAACCTTGCTGGATTTTTTTGTGTTTTTTTTCTTGTTGGCCTTTTTCTTTTTTCCGGCTGTTTTCACTTTCTTCTTAACCCACGGGCTTTTTGCGATTCGAATTTCTTGTAAAGAGATTGTTATCGCAAACCCGTTTGTAAATTCCCCTGTATCGCGGTCGATTTTCGTAATGATCACGTCTTTTGCGACCTTTCGCCCGGTATAGGTTAAGAGATTGCCGGCATATGCCTGCTTTTTTAAATATTCATAGTCGCTGTTTGCCGTCTTCCCAAGTAAATAACCGGAAACACTTGTGGTTTCCGGTTTTCTCTGCACATGGTCAGTAATTGGCACGCCTTTTTCAACGGGATAAGATGTGACTTCCACATCCGCCCCGTCTGATTCTTTTTCGTTAACAAGATTGATCTTCCCAAGCTTCGCCAATTAATAAACCCCCTCCGCTTGAAAAAGAGCCGCCAGGCTGTCGTAAGAGTCTTCCAGTGATCGGCTGATAGCTTTTGAAATATCAGTTTCAACTTCTACACTTCCGCCCTCAACTTTTACATTGATAGACGGGCTGAATGTAATATTTACAGATGTTCCACCGCTGCCGCTTGCTGCTTTTTCTGGCGTATATCCAGTTTCAGCCCCAAGCTCTTTGCCGAGCGCAGCATACATTCCCAGTGATTGATTCCGGTAACGTGGCTCAGTCGTGATTACGTATTCCCGCCAGCCGTTTTCCCCGAGTGCCGCAACCTGCGGGCTATTGATTACGCCGCCTGTCGCATACCCTCTGTACGGCCCGCCGTGCGCCATTGATACCAAGCCGGGATGTTTCATGATACCGCCGTATCTGCTGTTCAGATAGTTAATAGACGCTAGAATTTGATCAACCGGATTTTTAATATTTCCGTGTCCTGGTTCTTTATGGGCGTTAAAGGTGCTTGGGATGAACTGCATTAACCCCTGTGACGGGTGGCCGGCTTTTGCATTGGAATCCCAATTGTTAACAACATTGGGGTTTCCGCCGGATTCTTTCATTGCGATTGTTTCGAGTGCTCCGGCATATTCAGGGCCCAATCCTTTAATATTCAGAGCTTGAGCAACCCATTTTTTCACCGCTTTGCTTCCGCCGCCCGAGAAACTTTCAGCATAACTGGACAACTTACCCTTCACAAAGCCCACGGCCTTATCCTTGATGAATGTAAAAGCGCCTTTTGCTACATCACCAAAGGCCCCGCCCATAGTAGGCGCTGACACACCCAACTGTTTCAGAACTTTATTAAGCAGCTTTGATGGATGACCTACATAATCAAATACATCTAATGCAATATCTTTCGCCTTGCTAACAACATGTTTTACGCCTTCCACTGCTGAGGTTGCTTTATCTTTAACCCATCCAAGCGCACCCGAAATACCACCGCCGACATTCCCCTTACTGTAAGCAGGAAGGGCCGCTAATGCAGCTCTTGTCTGTTTCGCAGAAAGAACCTCCGTTCCTTTTGGAAGGTTCATCATGGTATCCCTCGCTGGGCTCAAGCCCATTTGTCCGGATGGTGTTCGATAAAGCTCAGGGCCCGCATTTGATCCTGTGCCATCCCCAAGAATGGCCGGGCCTCCCGGATGGGAGCCTGTACCTTGTGCGTATTTTGGCACTTTGAAATGCGCCGGCTTCCATTCAGGAATTGTAGGCACACCGACCTTCTCAAGGACCCAGTTCACTCCGCCGATTACTCCGTTTACTGCATCGGCCATTTTATCGGTCATTGAGTTGCTGAGCGAGATAATTCCACTCAAAGCATGTTTTGCCATGCTCTTGATTCCGTCACCCATTTTGCCCGGTAACGCCTTGGCTCCCTCGACTATATCAGAAAATTTGTCTGTGACTTTCTTCCATAGACTGTGAGCCAAATCACCAACCTTATCTCTAATATAGTGCCATCCTTTGATGATTCCATCTGCTGAATTGGATACTAGTTTTGTAACCATTCCGACCGCGCTAGAAAAAATCTGTTTCACGCCGTCCCACATCATACTGAAATTTCCAGTAAAAAGACCCTTAAAGATTTTTACAATCCCCATTATTATCCCTATCGCTCCGTTGATAATAGCAATGATGTTCGTAAGGGCAGTCTGCACAATAATAAGCACTACTGGAAAAACTGCATTTATGATGTTCAGAATAAAACGAATTGCTGGAATTACAACAGTGGTGATGATATTTGCCAAGGCTTGCAGTAGTGAAACGACAATAGGTAGCACCATCTGAATGATCTGCACAATTTGCGGAAAGACCTGCTGGACCACCTGAATTAAAATTGGTAAAGCCGCCTGCGCAAGCTGCAAAATAATATTTGCTGCTAAAGTAAGAAGCTGGGCGACAACCGGGAGGACCGCCAGAATGACCTGCCCTATGATCGGAAACACCTGTTGCACCGCCGTTAAAATCAACGGCAGAATTTGCATGGCAATTTGTCCGATCGTTGATCCGAGTAATTGAATCAGTTGAACCACAATCGGCAGAGCCTGCTGGATGATATTCATAATCAAAGGAAAGACCATCTGAATTGTCTGAACCAGGATAGGCAGAACAGTCTGGATGATCGTAACGATAACCCCTGAAAAACTGCTGACTAATTGAATGATGATAGGTAAGACCGCATTTATCACGCTGAGAATGACCGGAAAAACAGTCTGGAATCCTTGAACAAGCAACGGCAAAATCGAACTGACAATTTGCAATACACTCGTCATTAATTGCCCTGATACCTGCATCCATGCAGTTAATAGCTGCTGGATCAATGGAATCAATTGTGGGCCAATCGTTGAAAGTGTTTGTGAAACGGCTGCGGCTAAAAGAACCAGATTTCCTGCAAGCTGAATGAACGTCTGTTGCATTTGGCCGGCTAATTGCTGAAATTGCGGTGTCAGTTGTGCTACCAGTTGACCGAAAACCTGTTGTACTGTCGTGATAATCGGCTGAATGGCCGTGAATACCGTTGTCAGTACAGATTGAACAGTCGTCCACGCCGAATGAATTGCACTGCTGACCGCTTGGTTTGCATCTTTCAGACGATACAAATATCCCGCAAAACTGAGGATTGCCCCAATTGCTATTCCTATCGGTCCGGATACTCCCAAGAAAGAAAGACCAATCGACGCAATAATAGGAGCAATTATTGACACAATCCCTTGAAAGCTTGATAAACCGATCTTGAGTTGATTTATGAAGCCTTTAAAAAAGCTGTTCAACCCTTCGGTTAATCCCTTTCCGAAAAAGTCAGTCACTCGTTTTCCTGCATTCTGAACAAATGAGGAAACAGTATCAACAGCCGTTTTGTAAGCAGCCTCAATTCCGGCGACTAAATGAGGGTGTGACTCGCCCAACCGATCCCATAATTTTAAAGATTCGGCTTGCATCTTATGAATTGCGGATACAGCAACCTTTTGTGAATCCTCGAATCCTTTCATAAATGCAGGTTTAAGCCCCTGCACCTCTTTAATCATGGTATGGAAGGCACTGACTACCGCAGTTTTTCCGGTATCCGCAAAGCGCTTCATGGCATCCGTAGCCGGTTTGAATCGCTCTTGAAGCTTGTCAAAATTCTTGTAAAGCATATAAACGCCTGTTACAAGCAAGACAATTGAGCCTGCGACTACATAGACTGTTCCGGACATGGCAGCAAGCCCCGTTACTACCGGGCCAATGAACATCCAAAGACTGCTCAGAGCCCCGAGAAACCCATTAAATAACCCCACTCCTATTGCCAAAGGCGATAAAAGCAGGGTTAAAACAGGGATGAGCAATAAAAATCCTTGGATCATTTTAGCCAGCACTGGATGAGCTTTATTGAACTGAATGATCATCTTTCCGATCGCGGTAACGCCTTTATAAATTGACATGGCCACGGTTCCGAACACTTCAAGGGCAGGCTGAATTGCTTTTAAAAGAGTGCTGCACATCTGTTCCCAAGCCTTTGAATAACCGGGAACGGTCTGTGTGGCTGCCTTATGCAACCCTTGGAATAGGAAAAAGTTTGTGAAGGCCGCGCCAAGCGCTACCATCTGAAAACGCATATACCCCTGTGTTATCATGGCTGTCATATCTTGAAGCTGTTTCATATTTGCGGTAGGCCCGAGCATCTTCAAGGCCAAGTGTGCCGCAGTTCCCTGCTTCGCCATATTTTCAAGGGTATTTGAGACGGCAAGCCCCGCTTTGTTGACTTGGTATAACGGGTTCGCCATCCTGTCATAATTGGCAGCGATCTTTTCCGATTGGGTTGACATTGCCATAATCGTTCCGATGGACTGCAACATGCTCATGCGCATCATTTTATTATTCTTAATCATGTTGTCAGTAACCGCTTTATGCTCCCGGCCTAGCCTGTACACTTCATCCATGAACTGTTCATTTGTCCCGGTCCAGTTGTCCATTTCTTGGCCTAACTGAAAGAAGCCATATCTTGCCCGTATCAGCTCATTACGGAAACCGTTCATTCCGTATCTTTCCTCATTCCAAGCCCGGCGCATTTCATTGACCATTTGAATTGTATCCGCTTCAAGTCCGCGTGTTGAGCCGCGCAAAAAGTCCATTTCCCGCCCATAATAACGCATACCCCTGTAATCAGGTGCGGGCATGGCCGCCGTGCTTTGTGGTGATCCTCCGTTAACCCGGCGCATGTCCACATTATGCAAATTGTTTCGCAGCCTATCAACTTGATCATTTGCATTGTTCAATGATGATTGGTCAACGTCGATGCTCACGCGTGACGGTATATTTTGCACTAATCTGTTCGTTTGTTGAATGGTCCGGTTTAGGCTTTCCACATGAGACGTCATAAGGTCAAATGCGGGGCCGAGATTCTCAATTGTCCGCGCAGCAGTTTGTAAAGAAGAACTGTCCAGAATCATACTCATGTTCCTGAATCTTCGCTGCTCCCTGTGCATATTGGACATTTGCGTTCGCATTTGAGAAAAATGGCCGGCCGCATTATCTGTATGATCAACAAGTCTATCAATCTGACGATTCGCTCGTTCAAGAGGGGAGGTGTCAACGTTTAATTCCACATCAATATGCGTGCTCCGCAAAGCATCTGTCAACGTTTAACCCCCCTTATTTCTTTTTGTTTCGTTTGTTTTCTTCGGCCAGGTGAATGTCCAAAGCCGCATTGGCTTCGAGTAACGTATCAAGGTCCATAGCTGCAACCTCCGTGAAAGAAAACTTCTCAGACATCACAAGCCGATACATAGGCCAGTTGTCACTCGCCCTCTTTTTGTAAAACTGCTTTGGTTTCGACGGTTTCATCGCTAAGAAAGGTAGAAACCTCATACATTAATTCATTGAATCCAGCATGTTCATCGAAGTATTCGAAGTTTACTTTTGGATTTACCACAACTTCTTTCATGTACAGCTCATACAATTGTGAAGAAGTTGGGCGGCCTGTGTTAATGTTAATTGCTTCATCTTGAATTTCTACCATCCGTCTTGTTCCTGGGTGCTGAAGAGTGTACTCGATTCCTTGGATTTTAACTGTTTTTTGTTTACCGAATTTTGACATAGGTTTTCCCTCCGATTGTTTGGTTTGCATATATTGAAAAGCAGCCCGAGTGGACTGCTTTTTTGCATTTGATTTTTTTCTTTTCGACATGATTAATACCTTACTGCTCTAAAACTGTATAATCGAAAACTTGAATTTCAAATTCACGATCTCCGATTTCGTCACTGAATTCAGCATCAGCAGGCTTTTTCACCATGGCTTCAGTGCCGCCGATTTTCTCCTGTCCGCCAGTAACCCAGATCGGAAATGTTTTGGCCGTGTTTGCCAAGCCATTTAAATAAGGCACAAACGGCGAACCCATTGACAGAGTAAGCGTAATTGTGCCTAACGGATTGTTTTTTGTTGCAACGCTCACATCACCTTTAGCGCTGACTTTTGTTGAAAACTTTTCTTCGTCTTTAGCACACGAAACCATGGTACCCTCTGAATAACCAGTAACGATTTTCCCGTCGATATTCGTGTTGACCTCGTTCGCATCGTAAACATAAGCAGCCATTGACTATTCTCCCCCTTTAGATTGAAATTTCGCCTGTAATTGAGGCGGAATGAACCGCGCCGGCTAATTCGAACGTGAAAGAAAGGCCGTCATACACGCGATTTTTTCTGTTCTCGTCTGATACTTCAGAGCGTTTTTTTGTGCTGATGGTGTAAACGGGCAAACCATCTTCATCAGAAGCGACAATCCCATTCGAAAAGGCTTTTTGAAGTACATTCGTAACCTGAACACTCAACAATGAAAAACCGGCATTCGAGAACGGGATTTTACCGTTATTTGAGAATGCCGATTGAATGGATGTTTCAATATTTAATTTCACCCAGTCCTTGCCGTGCAGGACGTCAATGTACTCACCTGAAGCAGTAATACCCTCTGACGTCTCGCTGTGGCCTGCTTTGGTCACATAAGCGATAGCTCCCTCTTTGTGGAGCTTTTGCAGCTCGTCCGCTTTCAGGTCTTGCGGGGTGACTCCCACAATGTTTTTGAACTTCCAAGTAACTGAACCCACTGTCAAGGAGCCGACGGCACCAACCAGTCCGGCGTCTGGATGCTCGCTTGTTATCGGGTGATAAAAAACGATTGTCCGGTCCTTCCCGGTATAGGAAGTGACTTCTTCCCGATCTGTTACTTGCAGAACAAGGAATTTGTATGATTTTTCTTCCATCGCTTTTGCTGCTTCCAGCTTCTCGTCTGCCGTCGCATCAGCAAGAATGAGGAAGTGCCAATCATTATCAAAATACTCGTCAAAAGCATTCCGAATCGTAAATGTGGCAGCCGCTCCCGCACCGTCGCTTTCCCCGTTTTCCGAGTTACCTCCGTAAGTACCGATGGCTACTTTTGATGGAGCATTGTCGCCTTGTGCATAAATAGCAGCAGCCTTTTTATATGCGGGTGTTCCTTCTGGGTAATCCGCTTTGACAGCTTCTATTGAGCCATATTCTTTATAGGTGTTGTGTCCGGCAACCTTCGCAAGAATTAGGGATGTTCCTAACCCTTTAAGATTCGACGGTTTCACTAGGTCGATTTTGACCGTTACATCACTAAGTGGCATGTGTTTAACCTCCTATGGTTTCTATTTGCGCGGAATCAAAAAACTCCGCTTGTGTCTCGCCATAAGCCGCTCGCGTTCTAAGACGCATATCAAAGCCGTGACGGCGTTCTGTGTCTATCGTGATAAATGTATCCCGATTACCGAAACCGTCGTTTCTCACCCACGCCAAGCCGTTGTCATGAAGCGTCTGGCGCGCGTCAGCAGTTTTGAAGTAAGAGGCTGTTTCTTGAGCAAGAGAAATGACTTCAATGTGACTATTTGAAATCCATGTAAAAGAAAAAACCAGCTCAATGTCTTCCGTTAACACTCCTTGTTCCTCAACACCCCTGTGTTGCGGCAAATACGGAGAAGTAACGGTATACGTGCAAAAAGGGTATTCAGGCTGTTTACCTGTCCCGTTTGCTTCGATAACGACATGGCCGGTTTTCTCTTTAATCATTCTGAGAACCGTTCTGATTATGCTGTTGTAATCCATCTGAATTGCTCACCGCCTTTAAGATATAGGAATTGAAATCGGCGTATGTCCCGTATGGCGTCATTGCTTCCACCAAAAAGGTTACTCCATCAAAAACCACTTGAGCTTTGAAAGGGATTTTCCTCTGGAAGTACAGTTGCCTGTCCATCTGTGTAAGCCGTCCGCCGGATTGATAAATTAATTGCGCCTGCAATGGGACAATAGCGCCTTTTTCTTCCGATTCCACCGGCTTGCCCTCTACCCATTTTCCGAGATCGTCATAAAACCCCTCAGACGCCGGGAGCAACAATGTAAAATCAACGCTGTATTTCTCAATCAGATCACCGAACTGAAAGTGATTTTTCATTAGCTTTCAACCTCGTAATCCATAGAACCGATCATTTCCCCGGTATCTACTAACGGATTTGAAGAGCCTTTTTCCTCCGTTGTAAAAGGGTGATTGGCAGGACTCCGCAAGTCTCTTGCATAAGTCTGCAACCGGCCCTTTGCCAGCAATCCGACCGCGTTCATGATGTCATTAATAGAATCGCCGTTCTCTATGGCTCTGTTGACCAGTTCCTCTACCTTTTGGACAATCTCGGCTTCATTTTCATCCCATCCAGCCCGTAAGAATGACCGTTCAGGGATATTAATAAATTGTGTATCCTTCTTGAGATAAAGACCTTTGGCAGCAAGATAATTCCGCATGCGCTCAGTTACAGCAATACGGCAACCGAACTCGTGAACAGCCGCGATCATTTGGCGGTCGCCGTCCAGCACACCGACTTTCATTTTTCCTTTTGGTCCAAGGTTCCTAAGTAATTCCGGTATACGGTTTGTATCCCGCACCCGGATATTTCGGCGCCCCATTTGATCACCTCAATGGTTTAAAACGAATTTTTTTGTATGGCCGAAAAAAATCAAACGCAGGTTTATACCTTACGTCATCCGCCGTGTATGTCTTGCTCATTCCGCCAATTGATTCAGACTGAACACCTTTCGGGCTGTCCCGATCAATTTCAATCATGAGAGCAATTCCTTTTTTTACGGGACCTGGTAATGATTCAACCCCGTCTGGTCCGACAAAAGAGTTATTACACTCCTCCTTAACGAAAGAAATTGCGTCTTCAAGGTCAATTTGTAGCTTAGCATCCTGCGAGGTGTCATCCTCGGGGATTCCCAACCGTATTTTTAATTCTGACAGGTCCATTTCTCTCAGTCCTTTCAAAGCACGGGTTCATATGTCGCGAAGCACCTGCAATTTATATCATTTGAGGGATCTCCGCTTTGTCCCGGTGCCGGCGCCCTCACAGACTTGCCGTTTTTATCTTGACCGAGATCAAACAGCTCATTTACAAACCTAGCCTGGCCCTCTAAATGAACATGATCCGCGTTTCTTCCCTCACGAACCCGCTCGTCACCCATGTTGTGCCATATCTTTCTCATGGCAATACCGTTAGAATCGGCTTTCGCAGCTGCATCCAGTGTCGCTTTCTCCCGCACTCGATGCATTTCTGTTCTGGCAATGCGCTGCGCACGGTTATAACTGACGCCCACATCAACTTCCAGCTCCTTCGCTACCTGAACAAAGCGTTTCCGCTCAATAAAGCCGCGTTCAATCGTATGATTGATCTTCTGAACTGTCTTTTTACGGTCCGTTTCGATTGCTTTGAGCATATTTTTGCTTGTGATAGTCTGCGAGATTGACGCGGGCGCCGCCCATGTGACAGGCAATTTTCCTTTCGATGAACGGGACAATTTAAAGCCGACGGCCGATAGGATACCAAGCATGAGCCAGTTATACGATGACTCGTAGGTTTCATTCAGAAAATCAAGAACAGCCGTTTTAACCTTTGCAGAAAGAGCAGTAATCAATGACGCTATATCCTTCTTAATCTGAGAAAGATCATTACTCCGATTCGCGTCAGCAAGGCTGATTTCGCGCCCTTTATCAAGCTTGACAAACAGGGCAGTCAACTTGGAAAGTATTTTTTCGGAAGTACCACGAAAAAGCCGCTTCAGCTTCCGTAAAAACTCCTGCATCTTACGGGTTAACGGCTTCAAAAGCTCTTTTTCAGTTTGTTCTTTATCCACCGCTGTCCCTCCTATTCGTCAGATGCTTTTTCACCAGCGTCAGCAGATTCTTGATTCTCTTCATCTGTTGTTTTGTCCGCTGCCTTTTTGCTGTTTTTTTCAGCTTTTTTAATGGGCGACTGTACTTTTTTGTATCTGTCCTCTTTCAAAAGCTTATTACCGTGTTCATCCTCAACAAACCAAGTTGAACCGGTATCAGTATTTTGAATCCACATAAAAAAGCCCCTCCTATTGTGGACGGGCTGCGCTTAATACCGCGAGCGCTTCCGGTCTTGTTACTTTCGCGCCGTACAAGTGAAGCCCTTTTACTGCATCAGCAAAACGTTTCTCTGGGCGATAAGCCTCGACTTGGGTTGCTTGGTCTGCATAAGACCACGCCATGCCATGACCAGCAATAATCTTATGATTTTCTGTGCCACCCTCTGGTTTAGAAAGTGGAGCATTGTTTGATTTTAATACCGTGAATCCGGCCGCTTGTCCGATAACACCATTCAAAAGGCGTTGTTCTGAAGACATGTTCCCAGCCTTTACAAAACGGTCATCTTTTAGCATTAATCCTTCATACCAAGGCGTTACAACTACCCAGCGCCCCTGCTCCGGCACGTCTGCTTCATCCAATTTCACCGAAAGATCAACCAGATATTCGTACGCGTCGTTTTTTGTTGGTGAAACAACTTTTGTATCGCTGCCGATCGTATGAGCTGCATCCACATAATGAGAAGCAATATATGAATCAGCAGTATTTTTCAGAGCGTATGCTGCCTCTTGCATAGCCGCGTCCATCAACTTTGGATTTTGTTGAATTTTATCAACGTCATCAATCTGAAAGTTGAAATATTTTGACTGGTCAATGAGAAGCTTACGGCTTGTAGAATCAAGTGTTTGCGCGTTATCCATGTCTTGATTTTTAGTGTAGTCGCCCACACTAACGCGCCCCATATTGTTGATTGTCACAGAGTCACCAGCAGCAGTGATTTCTCCCTCGTAATCTCTGTTAATGACTCCCGTTTGACCATAAACCAAAGTTCTTTGTAAATTGCTCAGCAGTCTTGCACTCCATAATACCGGAATAAAATTATCTAATGCCATGTGTTTTTATCCTCCTATTGATTCTTATAAAGAGCTTGGATGCGATCCCAGTTTTGATTGACTTCCTCGGTACTCATCTTTTTAATGTCTTCTTCTGTTAACGGGGCTGATGCTCCGCCTGATGGTGTCGGCGTGCTACCGTTCTTTTTGAAATGATCGTTTACGATGCTTTGTTCAAAAGTCTTGAAGGCTTCGGCCAAGGTATTCAAATTTTGTTCTGTGGTCGCATCGTCCTGACCGATAAAAAAGTCAACAAGATTAGTAGGCAAGCCCTTTTCCGTTGCAATTGAAAGGGCCGTATTTCTCAACGACTCCCGCGTTTTCTCTTGCTCAAGGTTCTGGAATTTTTCCTGCAACTCACGTAATTGCTTTTGTTCCTCTGTTTCAGGAGGAAACCGCTTTGAAATCTCTTCCTCAAGTTTCTTCGGCAACGTATTTTTCTCATACGTCTTGATCGCCTCTGTCACCCTTGCATCAGATGTTGATTGAAGCAGCTTCTTTCCCTCATCATTTGTTTCTAGGAAAGCCCGTACTGCATCCAGCGAGAGTTCTCCGCCGCTCGGCTGCGGTGCCGGATCGGTACCGGTTCCACCTGCTGGCTGGGCTCCCGGTGTTGGATCAGCCGCGCCCCCAGGTTCGGAAAAATGCTGAAGGTTAATGCGCAGTGGCAGCCTTTCTTTTTTCATGAAATTCATTGACGGACTGACTGACTTATCCGTGTTTAATCGTTTCATTTCTGTGTGTCCTCCTTGCCCTTATCAGTTGCCGAAGCCCCTAACAAGTTCAAAAGTATTTCGGTTGCTCTTTAACGCCTACAACGCGAAAAAAAGGCATAAAAAAAAGCCACTCGAAAGAGTAGCTTGCTGCTCAATTAGTCAGATACGTTTTCTTTCTTCACGTTCAGAAACAGAGACTTTTTCACTTCAGCATATATTTCTTCAGATTCATGCAGCAGGTTTTCGTTTTCCAGCATACTCAACAAAGAATTAATCCTAAACTCTTCATTCAGATGGCTGTTTTTTTCTTTCATCCTTTTGAAAAGCTTCATCATCCTCATTCGCCTCCTGTTCCTCGTCTTCATCCTGATTATCATCAATGGTGTAAGCATCTGCTTCCGCTCTCATTCTTTCAATCTCAAAACGCACATCATCAATGAACGATAGTAGAGCAAGCCGCGTTTCTTCGCTTACCAGTCCTTTGAGTTCCGCGGATGCTTGAGCCTCTTCGAGAATGTTCGCAGGAAGATTCCGCTTGAATTGAAACCATAGTTTCAGATATGCGTCTTTACCGGCCAGTATCCTTTTGGACCATGCCGAACAGAGTATCTTATACTGATAACGGAATGCCGCTGTCATTTTGCGTTCCATGGTAATTGCCTTGTGTTCCAACGCCATAAGCTTATACCGCATGGCAACGCCTGTAATAGTGCCCCCGAAAGAGCCGTCAGAAAAATTGACTGTCTTCGCAAAACGTAAAATATTTTCTTCCAAACGGTTCAAATGATTTTCGATCATGGCGTCGTTAATCTCCTTGGTTAAAAACTTCACGTCGCCGTTATCGTCGAAGACTTCAAACACGCCATTCTTTTTCAACTTTTCCATATCCTCATCATCGAGTGAAGCCCCTTTTACAATCAAGTATGCAAGCCGGAACTGTTCGATTTCGTTCGATGCGTCTGACAAAGTTCTGTCGTATGCATCAATTAAAGAAATGACTTTTTCAGTGTCGCCTTTCATTTCTTTATTGTTCGGAACACCAAACAACGGGCATCCATTGAAAAGATGCGGCTTCGTCTCAATAAGATCGTACTTCGCTTTATCAGACGACTTAAACGAATAAATGAACGTTTCATCGTAGAAATCAGCCCGATATGACTCGACTTTTTTCCCGCTCACCCACTCAAACACTGAATAATATCGCAAAGCGTACGTAGGCTCTGTTATATCGTCTAAAGCGAGAATAATGCATTCCCACGGATCAACGTTTCGCAGGCATTCGTTTCCTTCTTCATTAACAAACAGCAGGCGGGCGCCGTAACCGCAGATGGAAGCCATTTTCCCGAGTTCGGAATCGGCGTCCTCGATGTTATTTCTCGTATTGAAAGTGCTCACTTGGTCTTTCAATTGCTTATCTTCAGTTTCATAAGAAATGGGGTGTCCAAACATATAGCCTGTCTTGGTATCAATGATTTCAGAATCAAATGAGTTGTTCAGCTTATTGTTTACCTTGTCATCAATACGCTGCACCTTATCGGTTCCCGCGCTACCATAATCAATGATGGACCGTGTTAATATGGGAACGCCTGCCGGATCAGCCTTATATCTTGCATATAGCTTCATCAATTTTTCACGAACAGGGACGTGTTCATTAATCATCATCTTGATAATGTCACCGTTGATTCCACTCTGGCGAATTAGATTTATATATTCCTTCATTGGTCACTCCCCCTTTCTGTGTTTCGGCTTGTTGTGGGTATACAGAGCGTACCGGAGAGCATCCAGCACGTCGTCCCATTCCTTCACAGGGTCGCCGGTCTTGGGATTCCATACATACATGAAAATTTCTTTTTTGAAGCGCTCAACCTTGTCTTTCACGACGAATAACTCATTTCGTTTAAACAGCCGGGCCACTTCTTCAATACCGGATATGATCGCCTTATCGGCGTTCAGGGCTCGCAACTTCTCCCGCCTAAAGCGCTGCACATGCTCTGGCCGCGCAGAATCGCAGTAGAAATTAATATTGCCGTACCGCTCCTTTACGCCTTTCGCTACTTTCACCCAGTAGTCAATTTCCTCATGCTGCTTGGCATGTTCTTCGAGCAAATAAAAACACCCTTGGTCATCTTGCCCGATTACGACAATAGAACCCGGGTGCTCATATCCCCAGTCAACGCCGGCGAAATACTTCTTGAAGTTGACGCGCCTGTTCTCCAATTCCTCAGAACTGATATAGTGAATGTCCTTATTGAAGTCCCGGTAAATGACTCCTTCAGACGCCACCCAATAACCGTTTATATCTCGATCGGTAAACATGCCGCTGGGCGTCGATGCCACGATACTCTCCACATATTCCGGATCGAGAAAATTGTTATCGAACAGCGAGAAATGAAATGACCGGATGTTCAGCCGGCCGCTCTTCAACTTTTGCCCGTCTTTGTCGATATAATCGGTTTTTACGGTGTGCATCGGGTTTTCGGGGTTTGTATCCATCATGACCACAGCGCCTTTGTATGAGCACCGGGAAATGACTTCTTTTACAAATGAATCATGCAGGGCGGTCGCCTCATTCAGAAACGCGCCGGCTGACGTGAACCCCCGCGCCTTTTTCCATGAATTTGCGTTTGCTCCGTCAAAGCAATATACCTGATTACCGAATATCTCAACGGCGCTCGACTTATTGAGTTTCAATTCCTTGCCGAGAATCTGTTCTAAATCATTCAGAACGTTCCGCCTGATAGTTCCGAGATTCGCCCCGCCAATAACAAAATTCAAACCCATGTTTTGATACTTGCTGACGTGAGCAAGAAACGCCAAAAGGAGCACGAATGTTTTTCCTGCCCTCTTTGCGCCGCTACAAATTAAAATTTTGGGCTGCTCTTTTATGAAGCTGTCCCAAACTTCCTTTTGCTTTTTATTCAGTTCCATCGGCATCCACCATTTTTCTCAACATTGTAGCAATCTCATTTTCTTTGGTGTTTTCATCGCCGCCGTTAATAGCCTTCTTAGTCTTCTCGATATTCAAGCGCATTTGTTCCAATTTAAGACGCCGCTCATCTTGCTCATGCGCCAGCTGGTCGAACTGCTTGATCAGGCTCCGGAGCTCGCCCATTGCCCGAGATTGAGCGTTCAGGAATGTTGCGTGGCGATCCCATGCGAATTGTATTTCAAACTCTTCTTCAGTGGCAGTTTTTTCAAAATATTCGTTGCCCTCTTCGTCCTCTTCTGGAAGATAAGTGTATTTCGCCTTTTTAAGCTCTTTTGCAAGGTCGTCTTTATTCTGCACAAACATAATGCGTTGCGCCCGAATAATTGCCGCATATTGTATCTGAATCTGATCCCATATCATATCAGCAGGGGAACGCTCATGAATCTCTTCCATGATTTCAAGCGTTTCTTCTGGCAGATACTTTGAGAAAAACCCATGCGAAACCGCGTTTCGATTTCTCTCCGGGGCGCCGCCATTGTTTCCCAATGCATTTTTATTACCGGGTGGGGCGCCTGCCTTTTTTGTGTGCACACTTTTTTCAGAGGGTGCACCCTTTTTTCGTTCCCAACCATGCCGCTGCTTCCACGATTTAATGGTGTTCATTGACACCCCGTATTTTTCGGCAAGGTCCTTGTATTTCATGCCTTTGGCGTAATCCTTATACGCCTGAATGTGCTTTTCAGCCATCTACATCCACCGCCGCCTCCTTTTGAATTGAGTTGTTTTGGAAAAAGATATTCTCTCTAAACCGACGCCGCACTCAGACCGTTAACCGCCAATTGTTTTTCTGAGATTTACCGGAATCAGTTTACAGAGAACATAAAAAAGACACCCTCAAAAGGTGCCCGCTCTTCAATAACGATAGCTTCCGATATTACCGCCTTGTCTTTTTGGTGTTGTATCAATTAATTCGCATCTTAAAATGATCTGTAAATCAACATCTAAATTTGACATATACACAAATAATCTGTCTTTCACTTTATGAAATTGACCTTCAACAGAAATTGTTTCCCCCACGTCAGGAATCGGAGCACTAAAATTGTCATAGACCATTTCTTTGTCTGTCAAAGGGTCATCGCTCATATCATGAATTCTAAAATTCACTTTCAATCTTCTCACCTCCCACCTTATTATCGGTTAAGGAGTAAGAGAAAGGAACAATTCGCGAAATTTGTCGAACGAAAGCCCTACACCCAATAAGGGCATAGAGCTTAATGATCACTATATGAAATTGGTGGGGACGCAGGAATATTTCGCCTCCCCGTCCTGCCTTCCAGTTTACACTGCGGATTTAATCTGATTCAACAATTGCAAAAGCTGACACGTTTCGCACATTTGGCACAAATGGCACACAATATCATTTTTAATGCGTCTGACTGTTTCGCGGGAAACGCCAAGATGCAGCGCGATTTCACGAAACTTCATCCCTTCTAACATGCAATCAAAGACAATCCGGTTTTTTTCGTCTTCTATTTCTTCAGTAGAGCGCTCAAGAAAATCAACGATAGTTTCGTATTTACGGAGCCGCTTTTCCCGACGATCCATCTGACGTAATTCCGCCTGGCTTATTCCGGCTGACCCTCTCGGCATTCCGGCTTCGTCACCGTAAGTAGCCACAAGCTTCTGCCCGGCAAACTCCACCTTGTTAAGAATGCGGCTCAATCGACTGATCTCCCGCAGCATAAAATTATAATCACGAATCCATTCTTCGATCTCCCAAGCCATCATTTGATCAGACATTATAAACTCTCCTTTTGTCCGTAAATAGAATATTTCTCATTCCAACCGTTCTTTTTTTGTTCTGCCAGATATTCAGTTTTAGATACTTCCTGAATTGTTAGGCTGCACTTTTCCATCAAGAAACTTTTCATATTCTCGAATAAATCTTCTTTTCCGCACAAAAGATTCACGATTTTCCCATTTTGATAGGCGAATCCATACTTCACACCAAACACTCCCTTTATTTGCGTCTCAAAGCGCCGCCCTTGCCTCTTTTCAGAGTTTGCATATTTTGTCCCATCATCCGCTGCCAAAAGCGATCTGATCGCTCAGAAACGTTTTTATCTGGCTCCTTTTTCTTCCGCTTCATGTCATCCCTCCTGATAACAAAAAACGGACACCAACCAGAGCGCAGAAAAAATTCTGTGCAATGATCAGTGTCCGCAGGCTTTCCGTCTTGGACGTATTTATTTTTAAGCTCATTGGCTGCGTAATGCCAGCAGGCTCATTTTTAACTCTTCATATGCTTATATTTTACCATAATCCGGGTTCAATAGGGTTACCAAACCATTAAAGACCGGCTTTCTCTTTATATTGCTCCCAAAAGCCGTTCACTTCATCCAAGTACCTTGTGGCCTCGGAGCTTTTGGTTTCAGCCTCTTCTCGAATTGCGTCAAAAGCCTCTTCGAATTCATCGGCAGGCGTCTTTAATATCTGGTATTCGTTGGTAGCGAGGGCAGTCGCAAGAGCGACAGGATCAAGACTGTTTAACGGGGCCCATTCTCCCTGCCAATTCCCTAAGCTAACACTTTTCCGTAGGCTCTCAAAAGCCGCAGCCTGCTCTTTTGTTAATTGTAACATTGTACTTTCCTCCGGTTCTTCTTTGAATTTATCTTACTTCACAATGAATTTTGCTGATTCAAATGTTCCGATGTAGTTCCGCTTGCCGGAATCAGAGTAGCAGTCAAGCTGGATGACATAGGTTCCCTTTCCGGTCTTATTCCGGATCGTTTTCACGTTGAATGATTTCAGAGGCGTTGCCGTTTTGAAGCTGCCCCGCTGTACCAGATTCGTATCAGTCAGCCCGCCGCCGCTGCGCTTCTTGTATACGCCGGCCGTGTAATAAAGAGTGCTTGAGCCTTTTTTCTCGGCTTTCCAGTCCACCGTTGAGGCGCCGGCCGTGTAGGTCGCGGCATCCGTAAACACCCGGCCGCTGTACCCGGATTCGTTTTGCCAGCCGGACCATGCTGCGGAAGCAGACGGCGCAACGGCCGCCGCTCCCATAAGTAATGCTGCTGATAGAATGATTGATTTTAATAGTTTTTTCATAGTTATTAATCCTTCGTCCTTTCGGTTACTCCATTTAGTTTTTCAGAAGTGAAATGAAACGAACTGCAAAAATTGACATGGAAAGGCTTGCGGCACTTCTCACAATCCATTTCGAATTCGCCTGACATCTCGTATTCATCAAGATAAGGGTCATAGTCCATTAAATACTCGCAATGCGGGCATTTGATTGCGTCAATAACTGAAACTGATTCATTTTTCTTCATTTTGTTTCCCCCAATCCCAGAATCTCTTTCATTTTTTTGACCGAATTCATGCTATTGAACCAGTCGCCGTTCTTCAATTCCAACCGAGAGCCACCGGGAATTTCTTTGATGGCCGCTATATCCTCTCTGTCAAAAGCCCATATTATTTCCGAGCCGTGCCAGATTTTAATGTCTTTGCTCATTTTTCTTTCGTATTCCCTCTGAGTTATTGTGTCGGCAAATATTTCCGGTTGCGCTTCAGGTTCTATTTCCGCAAATACTTGGTCCATTGATTTAAAAAGAACAGCAGCCGTCAAGGGTTCATCATTCGGCTTTTTGGCTGTTATAGCCATCATGGAGCTGTACGGCTTAGGGAATAATGTAGTCTTCACTCCGCGCCCTCCTTCTTTTCCGGCGGCCACCATCCACGAACCAAGTACCCACTGATCGCCGCGGTAACTGACACACAATTTAATCTCAAACTCTGATTGTCGAAATAATACGCCAGAATTATTCCTATGGAATCGGCAACGGCCGACATTATGAGAATTATCAACACTCTAAATGCAAATTTCACTCCGCGCCCTCCAATAACTCAGGATTTTGATAAACGTCGCCGATGACTGAATTTATTGCCGTTTCTGAAAACAGATTGCGAACCTCTTGTTTTTTCTCATTAACAATACGCCATGAGCCATCAATCATTTTCACTTCGCCAATGAGAATTGGATTCCCATATAAGTCAGGATCAAGATCGTGCTGTCGAACAATATCTCCTGCATAAATTCTTTTTCCAGATCTATAGGCTCCTTTTCCATCACTATCAAACTGTCCTATTTCAAACTGATCAGAACCATTCATGAGAACGGATTTTCCATCTGGATTAGTAGCGACTATATCAGGACATAAACCTGTGGAATCTTTATACAACGTCCATACCTTGCCTCTTATGAACAGGTTCAGATTTACGTCATCCCCATAATGCATCTGCTCGCCGTCCCAAACTCTGTATGCTGTTTTCATAGGAGCGAACCGTCCATCTTAAGAAGTTTGAAATCAGGGTCATGGAACGCTTTCGAAATAAAGTCATAGCCCGCGCAAGTGCCGTCATGATCTTGTATCTGAGAAAACATAACAAGCGCATAATCTCGTTCTACTTCTCGGATTTCATCCTCTTGAAAATTTTCGTAATCGTCCGTGTCGGCGACGCTCTCGATGTAAACTTTTTCGGCATCTGCCTTGTCTGTTGCTTTAATAAGCGCGTAATATGGATCATGGATTTCGTAGAATTTCATTGTTCTTTCCCCCTCCCATCTCTCGACATAAGCCATTCCATCAGGCTGCAAAATTAATCCGAAATACGGCATCCTCTCCGCCCCTGTCAGCTTCTCAACTTCCGGATCGTATTTCCCTAATTCATCATTACCAATAAATTCCAAAAAGAACGGATCGAATTTTTGTATTTCCCTTGCCAACAAAGCATCACCATATCCCCAAATCGTCGCGCCGCTCTCACATGATTTCATTAAATCAATGTGTTTTTGTTCTAATTTCATTGTTCTTCCTCCTTCAATTGTTTGGATAGTCGCTCATTTTGGTGTGACGAGTGAATAAATATCATTTGTTCCATCAATGATGTCAATTTCATGAATTCCGCCTTTATATGCCCCTGCTGCTATGATTCGGAATGCAAACAGCGTTAATAACTCCTGGCTTTCAGCTTTACACCCTGCGAATTTCGGGTTAGACTCGTTCCGGAAACCGATACGCTTGTTATCCTCAACAATCGCATCCCAGACATCACCCCTAAACTGAATGACATCCACCTCGAAACCTCGATTACGAATGCTATTGATTACTTTGATTGCCGCCGATTGGATTTTTTGAATATCCATCAATACCCCTCCTGCTGCCGCTGGTGATTGACGGCGTTTTTCTCCATGTAAGCCGCTTCGATTTGCTCCCATTTAAATCCGAGCCGCTCACCGAGAATGAAGAAGCTTACACAAAGGTCGAGAAACTGCGCTTCTTTTCCATTCATCACCTGTAAACGGTAAGCAGTAGACATCAAAGAAGAAAAAAGCCGCTCAGTGTTAAAACCAATGGTAGAACTCAAGTAACTTAAATGGATGGAGGATATTATCTTTTTGCTATTTAAGCCCAACTTGTTCCCAATGCTCAAGATAAAATGCAGGCAGTCCACGTATTCCTCAAGTAGTGGGTTTTTATCACGAAAAGCCGTTACATCACCCACGTTACAAACAGGACATATTTCATAATCCGGATCTAATAAGTGTTTAAAATCATCTTTGTTTAAATTTTCTCCGCAATAGTGATTTTCACATCGGAAAAAGGCTGCGTTTTCAGGATTCGCACCAACATTTGTTGATACTTTTGTTCTTGGCTTTTGGTTATTACTCCAATGCTTAAAGCCGCGCCATTCATTCGCACACTCGGCAAGTTCCACCTGTAGAGCAAGAATGAGGTTTGGCAGCAGGTCCTTCCCCTCAAGCCCCTTTTCTTTGATGATCCGATCGTCAAGCACCTTTTGCATTTCAAACATTTTTTGTAGATTCATGATTCAACTTTCTCCCTTCTCCGTTTACGCGGAATGCCTATTTTTCTTGCATGATAGAAATAAGTATCAATACATTTGAAACCGAAATGCTGTGCAATTTGGAAGTGTGTCCAATTCTGGTTACGAAGCTCCGCCCATTCTTCCAGAGTGAACAGGCGATACGGTTTCTGGATTACTATCCCGTTAGCCTTTTTCCAGACGGAAAGAGTGGATGGAGAGCAATGGAGTTCCTCTCTCGCTATTTCCGTATCAGACATACCGCGTTCATGAAGCTCTCGATATTGCTCCTCTGTGAAGCCGATGTCATCAAGTAAAGTCACACTATTTCCTCCTCGGCGCCCATGCCGCGCCCACAGTGCGGGCAACAGGCATCTGCGCGGATTTCTAAATCGAATTTGGTGTAATCGCAGTCCGGGCAATGGTATTCGATCATTTACTATCCGCCCATTCATCAAAGCTGTAGGGGTAATCAACACTTTCAATGAAACCGATCTCCTTCGCCTTCTGACGGATTTTCATACAACCTTCATAGCTGTAAGCCCATATTTCTTTATAATCCCTCAGCTCGCCGTATTTCCCTGTTATGATGAATCTTCTGAAGCTGTTGACTAGTTGCCACATATTGCCCCCATGCGAAAAGCCGTTTGGACTCCCGTATCCCATTTCATACGGGTAAACGTCAGCGCCCGTGTAATCATCAACGAAGAACAGTTTTTTCTTAAACCTGAAATACGCTATCCGATTCTTTGACTTGCGGTAGAATGTACGATGATCAATGCTTGCGATAAGCTTGATCAAGTCGTTTATGTCGTTCATTCGTTTCAATTGCTCTGCTGTTGCCATCCCTTAACCCCCGATCAAATTCGGCAGTACGGAGATAGCGAAGAAGAAAAACCCTACGCATGCCCCGACAAGCCAGATATTTGTTTTATCCCGTTTAGCGATAATGGTATGGTCGCCGATCATTTTCAGATCGTCAGACCGAGCGACAAGCGTCGGGATGTAATCCGGGTGAACCTTTAAAAGCTCGGCCGCCTGCTCGACGGTCATTGCTTCGTCCTTCGTGGCCTTCACGTTCCGTTGCAGTTCTACTTGTAATGGAATCATTCTGCATCACCCTCCAATCCTCTGCCTTCAAGAAGCTCCTTCGCATATCGGGAATACCTTTGAATTACCAATTCAGGCGCCGTTCTCTCTGTTTTCATATTCGCGAACTGATGAAAGGCTTTTCTGAACCTGTCATTCTCTTTTGTAAGCCGCTGAATCTCTTCCTGAGCCTGCCGAAACTGAACGACCGTGACTTCCTGCTGCCGCTGGTGTTCCTCAATGATTGCCTGCTGTTTTCTCATGTAGCCGATCATTATGTCTTTGACATAACTCTGCTCGATGATATAGCAAGGTCCTGCATTTATATTGAGTGGCTTCAATTCCTCTTTTGAAGCTAAATGCCACAATGACAAGTCACTTATAATTTCCTGTAATTTATCCATGCCCGTTCCTCCCCCGCAGGGGAAACCCCTGCTATTTGAATTTATGGCCGATCTCGTAATCACAACGAGCCAGGCCGCCTTTTATTGTTTGAATGATTGTTTTACCGTGTTCCGGGGCGTCCATTAAGTGGGCTGTCCCTTCAGTACCATCTAAAACGATGATTCGGACTTTCCCCGGCTCGATGCTTTGCTGAATAGTTGTTTCATGATTTTTTATTTCTGTTGGCTTGTTCACTCTGGCCGCCCCCTGTGGTATGATAGAAATACCAGTTCATATCAGAGCATCGGGGCTTCGGCTTCGGTGCTTTTTTACGTTTTACGACGGAAGCCGCATCGTTAAGCCGGCAGATGGCTTTAATTCCTCGCGGTAGATGATCGGATGCTCTTCGACGTATGCCGCCAACTGCTCCGGCGTCATTTTCCACTCCTTAACTGGACCAGGCTTGTATGGATCGATTTTTTCTTGCATAGCGATAACCTCCTGAATTGATTTTTGGTATTTCTGAACCTCCAAGCTTTTTGCATTCCGCTCCCATTCGGCTTGCACATCGTTTGTAATCAGAACAGAGCGTCATGCAGGCCATGAGCTTATCTTCTTCCTGCACCCACAACGGCCGATCGTCTGCAATTACCACGTTTTGCAGTGGTCTTCCCCGCCTTTCTTTTGAGTTTTTTCAGCTCGTCCAGCTCAATGAAGCCGAGTGCCTTATCCAGCGCTAGCACCTTGAGTGGCGTCTCGTAAAGCCGCTCATACAGCTTGCGTTTGATGGCAAATTCCGTTGTTTCAACGCCCTTGATGTCAATGATCTCGGTACTGCCGTCAAGGTTATGAACCTCAAAGTCTGCAATATATTCAATCTTCCGAAAAGTTTTGCCGTTCTTTTTGAATGTCTCTTGAAGCAGGAACCGCGGCTGCAGCTTGAAGTCTTTGATCTGTTTGCTCACCTTGAGCCATTTCAGCTGCTCATAGTATTTGGCTTCGGCTTGGCTATCGAACGTGATGCCGTCTACCTGTGTTTTTCTGGCGCCGTACTTATTTGCTGGCATGTGATGCCTCCAAAAGCTCAGGATCTTCATAAATGTTGCCGATGACTTCCACATAACCGTTAAAAAGCAAATCGCCCAGACCATTTTCTATTTTTGAAACGTTCCAAAATCCCCATTTAGTTAACCATTCAACTCTTCCTATACCGGTATCAACTCCGCCTAACTCTTCCGCGCCGTTAGTGACTTTCACAATGTCCCCCTCATAAATATCCCGATCGTTCTTATCCTTAAATCCGGTATATTGCATTAAAGGTGATACATTTGAAAACTCGTTTCTGAAATAACAAGCTAACTCCTCTTCGTCATTATTGAGAATTTCATCCCAGTCCATCATTCGCGGAAATTCTTGACCGTCTCTTTTCTCTGTATGATAAGCACGAAACTTGATTTCCCTCATTCTCCTTACCTCCCGTCAATCTGTTCCCAATGCTGAATCTGCTTTTCTTTTGCTGGCGCCGTCAGTATGATGGCTGGCAGCAGGATCACCGCTTTAAGCACTGTGCATCAGCTCCATTTGTCTGATCTTTTCCTCAAGCACCCGGATAGCCGGTGTGAGGTCCTTGCCGGCCGTTTGCTCTGCGGGCCCGAACAGATACATACCGCCGGATATCGTAACGTTTGTTTTCTCTTTCATAGCAATCTCCTATTCGTATAATGATTGGAGCAGTAGATCATTTTCCTGCTTGGCTTTTTTGCTCCTGATTTTTTCATCTGGCATACGAATTGGAAATGTCATTTTCTCAATCCGGCTGCTGATACGCCCTTCAGGATATTTAATGTCTAATTCATCAATGCTCAGATTACTTGTGAAGATGGTCGGTTTCTTATTCTGCAGTCTGTAATCAAGGATGCGTGTGAACGTTTCCTCTACCCAATCGCTGACTTTCTCAACGCCTATATCGTCCAGAATGGCAAGATCAGCCGTTTTAACAGCCTCGATAATGTCCGAGCTTTTCACCTTTGATTCTCCATCAAAGGTTTTTTTGATTTCACCGATTAGATCAGCAGTTGATGAATAAAGAATCTTCATAGGGCTTTCCGGCTTATCATGCATTTTTATGATGGCCTTTAGGATACTTGCAGCAAGCCGCGTTTTCCCGCTGCCCTTCTCATGACTGTGGAAATAAAGTCCTTTTCCTTGCTCGCGCATCATATCGAATTTAAGTACATAGTTTTTTGAGGCCCTTTTGGCATTGGCTGCCCGCTCTTTAGAAATATCCTGATCGTAAACATCAATTTCAAAAGAGTTTAAAGTGACATCCTTAAATTCTTCCGGTAGCCGGGCGCTGAGCAGTTTATTTTCTAGCGCCTTAATGGCTTTACAAGGGCACTCTTTCATAAACTCCGTGTTTTCTTTGTGATCCTTCACCCATATGAGCCCTGAGCCGTCGCATTGTTTATAAATGCAGTTTTCCTCAGAAATCACAGTGAGTGTCTCGTATCTTTCCTGAGAGGCCCTTTTCACGGGCAAGCGCTTCGAGTCTTTCAACTTCTGCGCTAGATGTGGATTGGCTTTCTCCAACTGCTTTAGGGCGGTTGCTAAACTGTTCATGATTTCCTCGTCCTCCCCGGTTCATTAATTTCATAAGGCCCTGCCGTGCTTTATGGTCACTCGTTCCCCGGAGGATACCGAGTGTGTACGCTTCTTTGCGGTCGTCGTATTTCTCAGCATGTTCCCACATAGCGTAATGAAGCTGATCGACGCTGTACTTACTCATTTTTTCTATATGGTTCGCAAGCAACTTCGCGGAAATTTTGCAATGCGAACGTGTAAGCCGGATGCAGTCAAGATATTGAACAAGTATGCCTTTTTTGATTCCTTCCGGAAGCGCGCCCATTTTAATAACCATGTCAGCGAATTTTTCAATTTCTTTTTCACTCGCCAGATTCATATTTTTTAATTCTGCTGCATTTAATGCGTCCTTCAATGTGTCTTCGTTGCTGATCTGTTGCGGCATTAAGTGATCAGCGTAATCAGGAATGTTTTTGAATTTACCTTGGTCTTGCATGTCCTCACCCTTTTTATGTTCTTGTTCCGAATCCCCGGTTTCCACTGGCGGAAATGACTCTGCTTTCTTCCCGTAATTCTTTATGTTTTGAAGCTTCTCATAATCAACAATCGTGATAATAGTTGCTTTGTTCTGCTTCATTCGTCTTGTTTTGATCAATCCTGCTGTCTCAAGTTTGCCGAGAGAGTACCGCATTTTTTTAAGATCAATAGATAGGTCCCTCGCAAGCTCCGCCACATTAATCATTGCTTCACCTGTTTTTAGTGATCCAACGGGAGCAAAAACGGCCTCTTCGAGCAAACACATATAAAGAATCTTTTCGCGCCTATTTGCAAACTGCTGGCGGGGCTGAATAACATAACCCATGCCTTGCATTTCCAAGCCGCTCACCTACTTCCTTTCACACAGTGCTGTCATGCCGCTGATGCGGACTAAACGCAAGCCCGGTTCATTTGTTCGGATATAACCCTGAACATAATCACGGAACAGTTGCGCCCGGTTAGGCGCCCCTTCTGTCATCCACTTGTAACAGAAGGGTATGCTAACCTCAATCAAATGGCAGGTCATTTTCGCTAATGTCTACAGGCTTACCGTCAAAGGGATCGACATCCTGCGTGCTTGGCTTTTCTTCTGACACTTCGGCATCAATGATTTCCGGCTCTGCCATTTCGTCAGTAATATCAACCCGCTCACGTTCCTCGTCATCCTCGATAACTGCCTTCTGCATTTCAACTGAGAGAATCCCCCACCTACTAAGCATAGATTTCAGAACGGTTTTAAGCGCCATTGCGTCCCAATCCTTACCCCATCCAAAATCTGATTTACTGAATTTCTTTTTGTGTTTCTCTACTTGCGTTTTTGTCCAGTAGACTGTTTTGCTGAAACCGTTCAGTAATTCGAAGTAGGCAGCGTAGCCCTCCACTTTCTCTGATGCTCGCTTTTCAAAATCAATTTCGATTTCTTCTGTTAACGGATTCCACTTCTGAAGCTCACCCTCGTGAATTGCTATGCAGTTAATAGATTTGTATTGACCTGTCCGCAACGCAAGCTGGATATATCCTTTGTATCCAAGCTGGAATTGCGCTTTGCCGCTATACGGAACTATCCACGCATAGCCTAAATTTTTATCAACCGGCAGATCAAGCGTAGCCGCTACCATAGCCGCAGAGATAACAGACATTGGCTCTGCCTTCTGAAGCATCTTCTCGCTTGTGTACAGACTCAGAATGGATGCAGTGAACTGGGGCGCCCTTTTCCCTAAGACCGTTTCAAACCGATTGATTACAGCAGGTGAAGAAAGCAGGCCCTTCATCGTTGTTCCCTGCGGCTGCCCTGGCACGTTATTTTGTTTTTGAATGTTATTTTTAAGTGATTCATTTGTAGCCATATTTAGCTAACCTCCTTAATTCCAAAGCGTCTGTATTGCACTTCTTTTGTGACTTTCTCATATACATCTGGAAACTGCTCTTTCAGTTTATTAGTGTCGATCCGGTTAGTTACAACCGGTTTCCAGCTAGTCTGATAGTTTCCAATGAATCCGTATTCTGCTTCCTTCATTTCGTGCTTGATTTGGTTTTCTAATTCTTTCGCCTGCAATTGCAATTCAGCGATGCTTTCCTTTAATTGCAAATACTGCTTTATCCGTTCACGGTTTACCGCTGTAAGATCAATAACCTTATTGCTTTCTGTTTCCGCATACCTTTTTTTCAGATATTCTTCTGCTGCGCTTGATCCGTCCAATGCGGGAGCAACCCCACCCAACACCGCAGTATTCCAAAACTCGACTTCGGCAGTGAATATCATTTCGATTAATTCATCGTCCCGCTCAATTTCTTTCCAGACGAATTTATTGCCACCGATCAGAACAGCAAAGTATGCTTTTTTATACTCGGGACCAAGCACGCCAAGATAGTGCTGGACCTGAACAATATAGTCAGCAGGGATCTCGTCATTCTCCCATTCTTTCAAGTTGTATGCTGACGTGGTTTTACACTCCAATATGGCTTTTTCGCCAACGATCATTCGGTCAACATTCGCCAAAATGAAATCATGTTCAGGATGCTTCAGCATGGACTTTTTACGCCTAACTTTTTTCCCGCTCCGTACTTCAAATTCTTTTGCGACAATGTCCTCAAGGATTGAGCCGAAGTAAGCCGCCTCACTGGCTGACTCACTGACCGGGACTTGTCCCGTTTTGTCCAGCCATAATTCAAATGCGGTTCTCCATTTGTTTAACCCCAAGATTACGGAGGCATCTGAACCGCCGATGCCCTTCCGTCGCTCAAGAAGCCATTCGTCCCGACTCATGTCCGCTGTCGAAGCGAAAACCTCTGCTTGCATTAAATAATCCCTACCTTTCTTTTGTATGCTTCCGCACCAAGCCGCTGCCATTCTCGGTATGCGTCCATTGACGGGAAGGAAAATACCGGTTTTCCCTTACTGAACATGATTGAGCCGCCGACTTCTCTCAGGCGCTTCTGATCGTCCACCCGGTCACTGAAAGATGCTGTTACTGGTTTAGGCATCGTATCTTCCCTCCTTTTTTTCCTCGTAGAAGTTATTGGCTCTGTATACGAATCCCTCTGAATCTTCCTGCCCCCACGCATCGTTTGCAGGTTTGATTTGAACACGCGTTCCGCAGTTATCACATGGTGTAAAACGGAATCCTTGGGGGACGTGTTTTGTTTCACTTAATCCACATGAAGGACATGAAAATCTCGTTTTCCACTTTTCACGCTCCCCCTTTTCGTTTGTTGGGAAAACGATTGGCGTTGCCAAACGACGTTCACTGTTCAGTAACTGGACCTGTCTTGGTCTTGAATTGATTTTTTCGGCAGGCTCAGCTTTTTCAGCAAGCCGATTTGTCACTGTTTTTGTTGCCTCTGTCGCATCTGCGGCGACTGCCTTATCGGTGTTCTTTTCTATGACATCCTTTTGAGGGTGAGTAGTAATAGGCTCTGCTGTTTGACGGGCTGGCGTAGATATTTGTTCGGGACGGATGCGGCCAGGCATTTCATCGGCATTCATGTAAGTAATAATTTGATGGATAATCGAGCCTGCTTCCCGAGCTGTTAAACTGTCAGCTTCAAAATTCGCTTTTTTACCGATATTGTTTTCAAGGTTTAATTTGATCATTGTTATTTCCCCCGATTTCTAATTGTTTTTAGACAGGTAATTTGGTATAATTAAAGGAACATTTCTTTACCAAAAGACCTTTTGAAGTCCACTTTGCCGAGTGGGCTTTTTTATTGTGCTGAATGAAATTTAAATCCAAGTTGCTCCTTCAAGTAGCGTTTGAGATTGCCTTGTAGAATTATCTCGCCGCAGTCGATTACATAATTATCTGCTGACGTTACTTCGTCCCCGAAAAAGTCCTTTTTTGTTTCCGGTTCAGTCGCCTTGTCATGCCAGTTGTTCAGAACCATCGGATTTTCAATATGCTGCATCAACCAAAAACCTCCTTTGAAATTCCTGAGCAGTTGCAGGACTCATATACTTAACTGGTTGTACCATCCGAAGAAACTCTCTTTTTTCTGCCTTATAATCTTCCAGTCTCGCGCTTGCTTGCTGCATCCTTGTATATGCTGCATCTGCTTGTTTAAAGTCACCGCTTATTAAAGATTTGCTGAGAATTTTCGAATATTCTTCAATCACTATCATTTCTAATTTGGCCGCGTTACGCCTCTTCACCAGCACTTTGTCATCAATCACACCAGCACCGCCTGCCTTCCCTCTTGTTTTGCCATTGCAACCTGACTCATGAGCGCCTTACGCGTCCACCTGTCGGCCAGGTCCTTCATGTTCAAACCATGGCTGCGGACCAGTGAATATATCAACGTTTTGTTCGCCGGGATCAGATCGAAAATCTGCTTAATATCAGCCATTGGCAGTTCTTCCGACTGTCGGCCCGGCCTATCGTTCGCCAGCCAGCGCGATAACTGCCGGGTTGCTTGCAATGCTTCTTCAAGCTGATGGATCATGTTAATTACTGCCGCGCTTGCGCTCTCGTTAAGAGCCGGGTCAATTGGCGCCGCCGCTGTCGGATGCAGCCGGAACAGGTAATGCACGAGATCAATATGTTCGTATGAGCCGCACGCTTCAAACCACTTGATACACAATTCAGGTGTTAAGGGAAAAACACCGTTCTCAACGTTGGAGATAAACGATTGATTTTTTTTCCCGATGATCTTCCCCATCTGGTACTGTGATAGTTTGGCCCTTTGCCGCTCGATTCTAAGAAGGGTGGATAAATTGTCCATATTGTATGGATTGTTCGACATATGTTCGCCCCCTGATATATTTAGTTTTCGCTGTTAAAATTTAATTAATGAAGGAACTCGTAAGGCTTTAGGAAACCTTCCGAGGAATCCAATTTTCTATATATTTGATTGCGGATAACAGCTCCCGGCGCTTTATGTCTTTGTAGCTTGCAACGCCGAACCGGTCTTTTATCTCACGGTGTATTTCTCTGAAAAGCCTGGCCGCTTCTGTCTTACCTTCCGTGATGCTATAAACCCGGCGCGCAACTACTTTTTGAAATCGGCGCTGTTCTCCGGAATCCAGAGTGATTTGCTCGTCCACTTTTTGACTGAGCTCACCGATCTGTTTTTCATGATGGAACAACACTTTTTGCATTTTTTGTTGTTGTTCTGCTGTTTGTAAAGTGAGCTTCAGTGATTCGATTCGCTGTTCTTCATCGGATAAAACTCTCGGGCCGCCGTACTGGCCTGTTTTGCGTAATGTTGGTAACACGTCATCAAACACCCATGATTCGAACTGAGTTGCGGCGGGAAGCCTTGATTTCACGATCAGCCGATACAAATTTCCTTCGTTGATAAATTTTTTCTGTTGTGTCCGATCCATTGAATCGGTGACCTCGTGAAACGCGACCCCACTTTCCAAGCAATGTTTTGATATGGCGTCATGTGGATTTGCGTAGCCGAGTGCCTCAGCAGCTTCAGTTGCGCCGAAATAGTCTTTGTTGTTAATTTGAATGATTGGTAGCTCTCCAAACTGCTTATGTGAGAAGTTTTGCAGTTGATTCATGTTGTTGTGGCCTCCTTTGCTTGTCCACCAAAAAAAGGTGAAGCAGAAATTTTTAAGCGTTTAACTTCAGGTCTTTTTTTGAAGTGAAATACGGTTCCAGAGCTTTACGGAAGCATTCTTCTCTGTCCATTGTTCCGTAATACTCTTTGCCGATTTTGATGTTCGTTGTTTTAGTCTTTGTTTGTTTAGCCATTGCTCTCACCTCACGACAGTGTATTCATGTTGGACAGATGGACTACCCAAGGAATTAAGCAGAATGCGTCTTCGAAGTACACAATTCGTGACATGAATCCTCAAAAAAATATGTCCAGCTAAAATCAAGCACGCTTGCAATACCTTTAGCAACTTGCGGTGTTGGGTTGCGTGCTCCTGATTCAATCATTGCATAGGTTGTCCGTGCAATATTTGCTTTTTCCGCAACTTCTTTTTGTGTCAAATTGGCTTCTTGTCTAAATTTTTGTAACCATTGACGTTTATTTTTATTTCTCATGTTATCACCCCCGTGTCACATATCGTGTATTCATATAATAATACACATACCGTGACTTGTAAAGTACTTAATACACATTTTGTGAAATAAAGTTTATTTGTCACAATCTGTGACGTTATAATAATCAGGAAAGGAGCGTTTATTATGCTTGGTGTGCGATTAAAAGAACTCCGCAAGTCAATGAGCTCAAAACTTAATAGGGAAATTAAGCAAGAAGAAGTGGCTAAAAATATAGGAGTGGCTAGGACAACTTATGCTATGTATGAGCAGGATAAGCGCCAGCCTGATTATGAAACCCTGATTAAGCTCGCTGATTATTATGAGGTTACAACAGATTACCTTCTCAGAGACGAGCCCCCAGAAATGAAAAAGAAAGTCTTTGAAGATGAGGCTCGGAAGATTTTAGAGGACCCTGACACATTAATTGCCGCTGCTGATGGTAAGATCACTGATTCTATCCTAAAGGCAGCACAGAAGATAATTGCGCAGCAATTAGAGGCAGGTCGCAAACCGGGGGATATTCGCAACAACAAATATAAGCCGGACAAGCCAACTGATGAAAGTTGATTTTTTTAGTCTGTAGTGACACAAATAATTACATAATTTCATCACTTTGATAAACCAATCCTTTGTTTATCAAAAAACGACGTCTTTGTTATTTTAGTTATCTTTAGTTATTTAGTTATCTAATAGAAGAAACCCAACAAAAACGAATGGAAACTAATGTAAGTCAATCCGTGTCCCAATGTTAAATATTACAAGTGGATAAACCTACGTTTATCAAGGGTTCGCGAAATATCCCGTATCCCAATCGTGTCCCTCCCGTGTCCCAATGGTATACCAGAGTAGTACCAAAAAAATCAGAGGAAAATACGGTGTTAAATCGCATTAAAAAGCGCTTATATAGAGAGAAAATTGCCGCTTTTATACAGAGAACAATAAAAAATCCCGGCTTCTGCCGATATAAATAAAGTGTATTCATTTCTATAAAAAGGGGAAATTGCTTTGAAAAAATGGTTGTTAGCTATCGGTGCATTAACATTAAGTTTTTCACTTGCTGCATGTAATTCTCAAGATTCCTCCGGAAGCGAAAAAAGCAAAGAGGAAAAAAACTCAAAAACGCATGAGAAAAGCGCGTCAAATACCGAGAGCGAGAAATACAAGTTCACAAATGAAACTGGGGATTTCACAATCTTAGCTGGATATACAAATGAACAAAGCGATAAAAAAGAAAAGTACATAAACATTGACTTTAAAGGCTTTAAAATCAAATTCCTCCCAGTTCTTGTTGATGTTAAATTGTCTGACTCAGCAAAGGCCAAAGATCAATTTAAGGGCAAGGACACTTTGAGAGCCATAATGTTAACTACAGAAGCAGAAAACACTACTGATCACGATGTGGATTACAATGGCAACATTACTGTGATCACTGATACAAAAGAACAGCTTGAATCCCAGGGCGGATTAGTTTCAGATAACCCAATTGTTATGACTTATAAGGGGAAGGTGAAGGAACAGGGATCTTTCCTAATTCCTTTAAAAGATCAAAAATCTACTCCGAAAGAGCTTGATCTGAAATTCTCGCCTCCATACAAGGTCGAAAATGGTGCTGTTAACCCTGAGACTGGTCAAATGGGAAATGAGCAAACTATAAAAGTAAAATACACACCCAAAGAATCTTTATAACAATTGCCCTCTTGCGGGGGCATTTCTTTTTCGTTTAAAATAGAACATATGTTTGATCCATAATTTTCAATAGGCAATTGGACACATTTACCATAGGAAGATTGTACACATTTTAATTTCCACATATTTAAGGGGGGCGTTCACCTTGGTATACACAAAAAGTCATCTGGAAGATTGGATTGAAAGGCTATATAGAGAAATAAACATTCTCCATCCATCTGAGATTAATTTTGATCATATCGCTCATGCGCTGGATATTTTAATCGTATACAATCCGGTAACCAGTTTTGCGCTGCGCTTTAAGGGAATGTTCACCATTTCTTTAGATTCCCGAAAGTCCAGAAAAGAACAATGGCTTGATTTTTCTCATGAGGTTTGCCACGAGTTCAGACATGAAAATAATGATAAGATCATGCCGATTTATTGGAAAGAATACTTAGAGTGTCAGGCGAATTATTTTGCATATCATTTCTGCATCCCAACATTTATGCTCCGGCAAATTGAAATCCCTCATAATCAATACTTCGCGGCGCAGGTCATTGCCGACATATTCAAAGTGCCTGAATCATTTGCATATCTCCGCTTAAATATGTACTTAAACAAAGCCAGGCTAATCATATAAAAAGAGCCTTTTCAGGCTCTTTGTTTGCAACAGGTATGCATCTCATTTGAAATGTTATTCCGTACAGTTTTTTCACTGATAAATAGC